AGAGATGACTGCGAATGCCAAGGTCAGTTTTGGTTGGGTAATCCTGCGAAGCGTCATCGCAGGCCACCTCAAGCGCGAATCCCAGATTAAGGTAGCCCCACTGCGAAAGCAGGTTACCGCCTGTCACCATGGGGATTCCGCTCACGATTTCATTGCCGCCGCTATCCATCAAATCCAGCACCCACGCGAAGTCACGCCACTCTACCTGTAGCCGGTAGGTGGTGTTGCTCAGGTTGATATTGAATGCCTGATTGTCCGGAGATAGCGGGATTTCATATCCCTGCATGCTTACCCCGAAAAGTAACTTGAGAGTTTAGAAAGTACGGACTCATTGGCGCTCTTCACTGACTTGGTGCCGGTGTTCTGCACTGGTGATGTGCTTACACCATCCGCCATGTCTGACTTGTCAGCAACGCTAATCGTCTGCGTCTGGGAGATAATGACCTCCTTGAGAGTCAGGGAGGCCATCAGTACGTTCTCTGAGGTGCGATCGGTAGTGACATCGAGCACGCGGATCAGCATGTTGCTGTAAATGCGCTTGCCGGTGACCACATCAAACGGCACGCGACTGGCCTGCAAATCTAAGAGCTGCTGATAGGTCTCTTTTGGACTTAGCCCCAGCAAGCTAGTACCGGTGAACGAACTCGCAAAATCAAGCAGCGAGCCTCCCCCGGAAAAGCCGACGTCCATTGTCAGCTCTGATGGGCGCTTGTATGCATGGTCTGCAACCGGCGCGCCATTCTCCGTAGGATGCTCTGTAATTTCCAGCACATCGCTGTGCTTCTCAGAGATAACCACGTCCGGGATAATCAGGCCTATCTTCCTGCTTTGCTGTGAAAACAGCGTAGAGAGAATATCCATTATCTGACCGCCGGAGTAAGTTGCTGGGTTAGCCGTGAGTTAACGCCCATCTGCCGCTCTGCCACGCTGCTGCCAGCTCGCTCAGGATCATTCACACCGTGAATATGGATGTTTGTTTCCTGATTGACGGTTGGCGAGGCAGCGCCTGATGCAGCACGGTTTACAAGCTCACTTGAGTAGATGTTGCGACCATTCTCATGATGAATGATGCCGTTCATCAGCTGAGACAGTACCTGTGGATTCTGCAGGTTAAGCGCGGCTTTTGGGTCAACGCCAAGACGCGATGATATGGAGTTAACATAAGCACCAGTGTTGTTCTCGGAAGATGGAGCCCACGTGGAAATAATGCCCTCAACGGAGTTTATTCCGCGCTTTGCATACAGCATCAATTGGCGGGCCATGGCGCGCAGACCATCATAAGCGGACTGGAACTTAGCGAATCGCCCGCCACTACCTTCCAGCATTGCGCCAGCCTGCCCTGCAAAGTTCAGATTGCCGGGGTTGTTGTTACGCTCCCCGCGCTTCAGTGATTGAGCGTATTGTGAGGCCGGACCGTCGACAGGATAAATTGCTTCTGGCCCGTCATCTTCGCCGGGCATTTTTTCCTCAGTAGCAGGTGCAACTGGCTTGCTACCCTCGCCGTTGAAGAAATTCAGCATGTCCTGAGTGTCTTTCTCATTGACGATATGGAGGCGCTGCAGAGTTTTCCAGAAGGGACTATTAGCGAATTTCTCCCCAATCTGAGTCAGAAATCCACCAAAAGCCCGGTTAACGGAGGCGATCGCATCATTAATCGATTTCGACCAGTCGCCTTTCATGAAATCTGAAAGAGACTGAAGCGTTCCTTTCCACGTCAGGGTGCCGTCGTTGAGCTTATTCAGCTTATCAGTGAACCAGTCCAGCGCCTTTTTAGCGGAGTCGATACCAGGCTGCCACTTCTCCCAGTCGATAAGGGATTTTCCGCCGGCCTGCCAGGTCTTGTAATCATCATAAAGACTGAGAATCGCGAGGCCTAGCGCGATGATCCGGCCAATCGGAGAGGTAAGAAATGCGCTGTTAACCAACTTCCACGCAAGAACAAGAGCGCCGAGCGTTTCAATCAGTTGCTGAGTGCTCTTATCGAGCGTATTCCACCATTCCCGTATATCTCCGGCAGCCTGAATGAGGCGGTAAACTGCCCGACCAATTACCTCAGCCATCCAGAGAATGCCTTTCACACCACTGGTGATCGTCTGCTCTATCTTCGGGAAGTTATCTACGATCTGCTTACGCAATGTGTCGATAGAACCCGACAAACCTTCTGCCAGGCTGGAGCCGATTTTGTCGCGCGCCATGCCCGCCATTTGCCCGAAGGCGCGCAGCGAGGTCATGAACTTGTTGGAGCTGATGGCAGCCTGGTCAGCATTAAAGCCGATAGCCTTCGCCATCTGCGTGTATTGCTGGTTGAACTGCCCCAGCCCACGACGCATTGCCATCAATGTGTTTTCATCAATACCGAGCATCTGCGCGTACTGGTTTGCCCGGTAGTACGGCATATTGCTGAGCTTCTGGCCCACACCGGTAAAGATGCTTGCCATATCACGCATGTTGCCGCTTGCATCACGGGTTTGCACGCCAAGCCGATTCAGAAAACCTTCTGAGCCAGGGTTGTTCCGCATGAAGTGGGCCAATCCTTCAAGAGAATTCCTGGCCGCATCTACTGTTCCCCCCATCTGACTGGCGGCGTACCCAATTTGCTGAATGCCTGCAACTGAAGCGCCAGTGCGCTGGGATGCCCAATAGAGGTTATCCAGGCCGCTGGCTATCTTCGCCGTAAACGCTACAACAGAAATCGCGGCCGCCTCGACTGCCACGCCCATCTTTACCACCTGGACAGTGGTGCCAGCGATAACAGACTCAAACTTTCGTGCTCCGGCGTCATCAACCTGAAAGCCGAGGCTTACCAGAAAATCCTTGATAGTCTCAGCATTCATTATCCTGCCTCCAGCGCTCAATACGGTTGTTGTTGTCTGCTTTCAGGTCAAGCCAGTCGTTCATGCGGGCTACGTCTGCCAGGTCTATTGAGCCATCTTTAAGCGCGGTGTAACTGATGTACCCGGCATCAACCGGGCGCATCAGGAAGTCTTCACCCTCAGGAAGGGATTCAAGCGTCAGGCCGCTGAGTTGTCCGCAATCTCTTTCTCGGGGGCTGCGGGCAAAAAATTTCCCAAACTGTCGCCTACCACCCGACCAACGATCTGCAGCATGCTCATCAGGTCGATGTCGTCGAACATCATCGAACCCTGAATCATTACTGGCGCCCAGACCTTGCCATTCTGTCGCGCAACCACGGACAGGCAGGGGAAGATGATCGCATTGGTATCTTCTTCACTCAGGCCTGCCATTTTTTCAGCGATTTTAGGCAGTACCTTTTCAAATATTGGCGCCAAAGCCTTCATGTCCACTTCGGATGCTTCCCCGCCAGTAGCTAATGCCTTTTTTGGCATCATCTCTTTTAGGCTGCCAAATTCTGAAAGCAGTCCGGCCAGAACCGGGAGCAGCTTGCGCGACACCTTCAACTGGTCAAAAACGCTGAGCTTTGATGCGCGGTAATTAACACCTTTGATTTCAAATTCCATCGATTAAAACTCCCCGAGCACTTCGTCGATTTTGCCGCCGTCAAACACCCATGCGACCATTCCGGCAACCTTTGGGTTGTTCCAGTCAGGCTGGCGCTGGAAAGCCGCAGAGCGAACGGTAACGATGTCGCCTGATGCTTTGTTTCGCAGCACGAACACGTTGTTACCCCACAGCGCAGAAGACTGACTTTGCGCGTTGTACATCAGGGATAGTTTCTTATTCACCGGAGAGGTTTTCTGAAGGTTGATGGTGACGGTGCCGCTCTTACCTGCATGCAGGCTATGCATCGGTTCGCCATCAGCACCAATCGTCATGGTGTTTTTAGCCTCGGTCATCGTTACCGTGATCCCCTCATCGGAGTTCGCAGAGCCATAGCCAAGGTCGATTGAGCCGGTCGGGCCGGTCATGGACGCCGTAATGTCCATAAAGCTGTAGGTACTCATCTATATCCCCTTAGCGAACAACGTTGATCTGAACATCGGCATAGTGAACTGCACCGGCCAGTTTGATAGCTGCCTGAATCAGAGGCGCGCGTCGCCTCTCGCGATCCGACTGAGCCTGTGATGACAGAGGCTGTGCGTACACGTAATAGCCTTTGGTCAGGGTGTCGCCTGATGCGATCTGCCCGATGTCACCACCATTCCATACGCCCGGCGCGACCAGGCCATTCGAAACAGCCTGGTCCAGCGACATCTCAACGTTAGTGAGAAGACGCGTGATACCTGCTTCGGTCTGAGGGATTTTGCTGGTAGAGGTGTACAGCAGGTTAAACAGGTTGGTCTGCACGTAGTTCTGCAGCCAGTCCAGACCGTGGCGCTCATCGAAGAAATCACCGTTGGACATCACACCCTGCTGCAGGATTGCCGTGTCGTTCGCGTAATACACGCAGACGTTGGCATTCTTCGCATCTACAGCGGCAGCCTGAGAGCTGGTCAGGGTTTCATACGTCACACCCGGTTCAGTTTTGAACTTAAGGGTGATCGTGGTGTTGTTGCCGGTGAAATTGACAGTAAAGGCACGGCCGAACGCCGACAGTGCCGCGTATTTACTCTTCGTTGAGTACTGCACAAAGGTACGACTGTACCCGGCCGCTTTGAGAGTAGAGGCGACATCCGAAGTGGTCGCCGAGTCGATGATGCCTGAATCAGAGGACGTAACAGCGAATACGCGGCTCAGGCTTGATGCCTGAATTGCTGCTGCAGTCGCCGTAATCTCTGCAGGCGTCAGCTCGTCTTCGTCAGCAATGCCAAGGCCATACCAGTTGGTAAACTGCAGTACCGCAGTGATTGCCTCCGCCAGAGTTTCAGCGCTACCTGCCTCGCCAGTTGCCAGCGTTTTTGCCCAGCGTCCGACGTAGACCTGAGCAGGCCGTGGTGACTGCGAAAAGTAAATCAGCGCAGCTTCGTACTCCGGACTGTCTTCACCGAAATCAACGCCGATGTCCTCTGAGTTGGTATAAAGCCGGATGCGTTCTGATACCGGAATAACAGTGGATGTGCCGAGAATGAGTAGCGAACCGAAATTACGACCCGTCGCCGCAGTGGGGGACATGATCACGTCAACGTTCACAACGTTGGATACAGGTAAGCCCTGTGCCATAGGTTAATCTCCAAAGAATGATACTGGCGCGTCGACCAGAGATTTGATGCCGTAATCGCGGATAACTTTGCGGCGCAGGCGCACAGTGATGTCGTACCGGCGCACCCACTGGTTATTGATGAGTTCGGGGAAGGCTGTCAGTTCACTGTAATCAGCAAGTGA